AAAAGAACTTTTGATATAGAACACTACGGTGTTGTCAATCCTGATTTGAAGAAGATTGTTATATATAATAGTAACAACCAGGAGATGAATGACCAAAGTGTTTGGCATGAAGTAGTACATGCAATACTATATGAAATACAGCGTGAAGATTTATCAAATAATGAAGATTTTGTTGAAATATTTTCAAAACATATACACGCATTTTTAAAAGATAATAACTTAGAAAAGATATATAAAAGTGAATTTAAATAAGGCAGAGTAAACTTATGGATAAAGAAAGTTTATTAGAAATAATTGAAGAATTACCTGATGATGTGCAAATATTCATTTGTACGGGAAATTACGATGATTTAGATATAAGAATATTTACTGAAGAAAAAAGTGAAGATTTTTTAAAATGGTATTTTTTACCCTAGGCGGGATGGAGTAATGGTAGCTTGTGAGGCTCATACCCTTAAGATGTGGGTTCAAATCCTACTCCCGCAACCAAATAAAACAGGAGGAATAAATGGCGGATAAAACCGAAGTAACGATAGCGGAAGAGACTGCGGAAGAAAGCCTTTTTTCTGGTTTGCCACAAGAACTTCTACATGAGTTGCATCCAGTTAAGTCACGTGCAATCCTTCTATATATAACAGGACAATATAGCACTAAACAAATTGCTGGAGTGGTTGGTGTGTCAGATAGTACTATACGTACATGGTTACATCAAGAAAAAGTAATGGAGATAGTGCAGGAACTACAAGCCAGAGAGTTTAATATAATTGATACAAGTTTAAAGTCGTTGCGAATGAAAGCAGTAGATACTATAAATAAGTTAATGGACTCTCCAATGGAACCAGTTCGTTTCCAAGCTAGTAAAGATATATTAGATAGAACAGGTCACAAACCTGTATCTGAAATGAAAGTTAATAAGACTGTTACTACGATAGAAGCACAACTTAGAAATTTAGCTGACATTACTATAGATGAAGCTGACATTATAGATATTACTGACATTGTAGAGCAGGTAAAAGATGAGTAAAATATTAGAAGATAAGAAGTTAGAAATCTTTACAGAAAGATTAAAAAATGATAAAAAGTTTTATATAGAAAACTTCTTAAAAATACGTAATAAAAAATCAAAACTTGTGCCTTTTAAAATTAATGCAGCACAACAACAATTCCTTGATTTGATAGATGAGAATACTAGGGAGAATAAACCGCATAGATATATAATACTTAAAGCAAGACAGATGGGAATATCCACTGTATGTGAAGGATATATATTTAGAGATACGGCTACTAGAGAGTATGTAAACTCTCTTATCATAGCACACGAAGATAAAGCTACACAGACTCTGTTCAATATGAGCAAACTATTTTACGATGAATTACCTGCCGCATTGAAACCAATGAAAAAATATTCAAACGAAAAAGCATTGGTGTTTGAGAATCCTACTAATAATGATGACGATAAAGTAGCAAGTCCAGGATTACGCTCAAAGATAACTGTAGCAACTGCTGGTACTTCTGAAACAGGAAGGTCAGGCAACTTTAATAACTTACACATATCGGAACTTGCATTCTTTCCAGATGCACAACGTACATTAACTGCATTGCTGCAATGTGTACCAGACGAACTAGAAACGTTCGTAGCTTTGGAAAGTACTGCAAATGGTGTTGGTGGAGCATTCTACGACCTTTGGCAATTAGCAACTAAAGGAGAAAGTGAATTTACACCAATCTTTTTACCATGGTTCACAGACCCATTGTATACAAAACCGTTTCGTTCAGATGAAGAGATGAATAAGTTTTTAGAAACTGTTAATCACAGTTATACTAATGCATCTGGCGAACAAATTTATACTGAAGAGTTTTTATTACAAAAACAATTTAGTTTAACGTTAGAACAGCTTAATTGGAGAAAGTTTACAATAGGTACTAAATGCTTAGGTGATATTGATATATTCAAACAAGAATATCCATCAACAGCAGAAGAGGCATTTATAGCATCAGGAAGACCACGGTTTAACTTAAAGACCGTTAAACAGTACGAATTATCTGCTGAATTACCTAAATTTACAGGATTATTAGCCAGAAAAGGTAAAAGTTCTAAGGTAGATTTAGTAGAAAATGAGAAGGGATTTGTACAAATATATAAATATCCAGTAGCAAATGAAAGCTATGTTATCGGTGCAGACGTTGCAGAAGGTTTAATAACAGGAGATTACTCCACTGGAGTAGTGTTGAATGAAAATTGTGATGTAGTGTGTCTGTGGAAGGGACATATGGACCCAGATTTGTTTGGTAAAGAATTAGTCGCACTTGGTTATTTTTATAATGAAGCGTACATCGGGTGCGAAGCAAATAACCATGGACTTACTACTCTTAAAGCAATTGTTCACGAAGATTATTACAACATATACTACAGTAAAATATATGATAGAATGAACGACATACTTACTAAGAAATTAGGTTGGGCAACTAATCAAAGAACCAAACCGTTAATGATTAATAAATTAGCAGAGTTTGTTAGAGAATTTTTAGTAGGCATACCAGCAATAGAAATTATTAAAGAAATGTATACCTATGTTATTGATGAAAAAGGGCGTACAAATGCTCAACGTGGAGAACATGATGATTGTATAATTGCATTAGCAATTGCAATACAAGTGTATTTAGAGGGCAGAGGCGAAGATTACATGCCTGAAAAAACAGACATTTCTCTTGAAAAGAAAAAGGAAAATTTCGATATTCCAAATATCATTGACCCATTGTTTGAAGGAGAATCAACTGTTGAAGTTGTGGAGTGAGGTAAAGTATGGCTGAACAAACTACTGAGCAAACAACCTTAGTATCTAATATAGCACAAGAATTTAAAGAAGCTATATTAACTAAGGCATCATATACAGAGAGATGGATGAATTATCTGAACGCATGGAATAACAGTCTTTATGAAGATACAACTGTTGCATCATATCGTTCTAATCAATCAAGTAATTTCATATTTTCTACTATAGAATCTATGAGACCAATTATGTTTGATGGTAATCCTAAGTTTCAAGCTATTCCTGTAACAGCAGAAGCAATGCCTTATTCACAAGAAATAACACAAGTGTTAGATTATGAATGGCATCGTACAAAGATGCGTTCTAAAACAATGGCTAATAGTATTCACACTTTAGCAATAGGCAACTCAATGTTTATGTTGACGTGGAATGGTGAAGATAAAGATGAAGCAGTTGATGGTAATGTTAACTCAATGCCAGTAAGTGTTTTTAATATATATCCTGACCCTCTTGCAACAACTGTTGAAGATGCAGAATATATTATATATGCAAGTTACATGCATCAAAATGTTTTAAAAGCAAAGTTTCCAGAACATGCTGAAAATATTTCTGGAGCTGATATTCAGTATTCTGAATTAGTTAATTATAGAAATGAAGATGCAACTATTGCAGAACAAGTTCTTGTACTAGAAGCATGGATGCGTGATTATAGTAATGTTACTGATGTAGATGAAACTGGTGTTGAAACTAAGAGACCAGCATTTCCACTAGGAAGAGTAATAACTTGTGCTCCAGACTTGAATCTTATGTTAGATGATAAACCAAATCCATACGAAACAGGTAGATTTCCATTCTTCCTATTTAAAGATATAGAAGTACCTTTCCAATTTTGGGGAGAAGGAGAAGTTAGATGGTTACTTTCTCCACAAGAAGAAATAAATGATTTGTCTAATCAGATTATAGATAATGCTAAACATACAGCGAATCAAATATGGATTGTAGATAAAAATGCTGGTATTCCAGTAGGACAATTGACTAATAGACCAGGACTTGTAGTTAGAAAGAATCCTGGCACAGAAGTTAAACGAGATGCACCTCCTGCCATGCCAATGTATGTAAGTGAGAAAATAAACAGCTTAAAAAGCGATATAGAGGTTATTTCTGGAGTACATGATGTAACTAGAGGACAAAATCCTTCTGGAATAGAATCTGGTACTGCAATTATGGCATTACAAGAAGCTGCTCAAACTCGTATAAGGTTGAAACTAAATTTGCATGAAGAGTATCTTGCAGACTTAGGACAAGAATGGTTAAGTAGAATGAAACAATTCTGGAAGTTTAACCGCCTTGTTGCTCAAGATAAAGGAGTAAATGCAGAAACTGGTCAACAAGAGTTTGACTTTATAGAAATAACTACAGATAAATTAACAGAACATTATAGAGTTAAAGTTATTGGTGCATCTACTGCACAAGATAGTCCTGCTTCTATGTTAGACCAGATGATTAAACTGGCTCAGATACCAGCAGAAGATGGAATGCCTATGGTAACTAGGGAAGCAGTCTTAGACTTCTTACCCAAAGTTAATAAGGATAGAATAATGCACCACTTTAAAGTTAAAGAACAAGAGGCGTTGGCAGCTCAACAAGCTCAACAAACTAGTCAAGACCAGATGACAGAAGTCCAAGGAATTATGGGCGAAATGGCAGGTGGTATGCAGGGACTGAACAAAGACTTAGGTGGAGTTCAGGATAAAATGACTGCTCAAGATGATGAGAAGATGAGAAATGAACTTCAAGGTCAAGGATATGAGATGGGAATGAAAGAAGGAATAGCAGGCATACAGCAGGCACAAACTGAATCAATTCCCAATGACGTAATGGCTCAGATGGACTCTATGAGTGATGAAGAATTAGCACAATTCATTCAAGAAAACCCACAGATAGCTGACATGATGTAATGCCAATAACCGAAAGGACTGGCTAGGAGGAAGTAATGAGTAATGAATATTCAGCATTGGACCCTTTAGTACTAAAAGAATTAGGAATAGGACAACCAGTAGCAGAAGCAAAAGTAGAACCAGTAAACAGTCTAACACCTGCGGTAGTAGAACCAGTGATAAAACCTGTAGTTACACCAACAGCGTTAGAGAAACCAGTTGAAGAAATTCCAGCAGTAGTAGCTCCTGTAGTTGAGACTCCCGAAACAAAGGTAGAGACTCCAGCAGAAACTATAAATATTGAAGGACTCGGAGACGTAAAGCTTTCAGACATTAAAGAATGGAAGCAAAGTGGATTACGACAAAGTGACTAAAATGTATGGTCTTTTTAAAAGGAAACTTTTAATTAAACTCTGGTGAATACGGGGAAACTCTCAAGTAGACAATCCCGTAGGAAGCACAAACTTATTTATAACCACATGGTTGGAGAAATTAAAATGAGAGATACAAAGAAATGGACTAATGAAGAATGTACTTTTATTATTACTAATTATACTGATTTAACTGATGATGAAATAGCTATACAGCTAGATAGAACTTTTAGAAGTATTAAAACTAAAAGACAACGACTAGGATGTTTTAGATATTTTCAAGAACCAAGTGAAGCAATTAAAGGTGAAAATTGGGCATCATATAAAACTGGATTTGTTAGTAATAAAGGTAGATTTAAAAACAAAAATAACAAGTTTCTAAAACCACATGTACACAAAACTGGATATATATATGTATGTACAGATGTTGGATTTAAATTAATACATAGAGTTGTTTATGAATCATTTGTTGGAGAAATACCAATTGGATTAGAAATAGACCATATTGATTGTAATAAATTAAATAATTCGTTGTATAATTTAGAACTTGTTACCCACCAAGAGAATATGACTAGAGCATATCACAATGGGTGTTTTTCAAATTTCTTTGGACGTGAACCTCTAACGACTATTCCGCAAGGAAGTACACCTAAGCAGGTGGAAGTGCCAGACACCGTAACATGTAATGATGATGGTGAAGATATAGTCTAAACTATATGGTGACATATAGCAGTTCTTAAGAGAACGTATTAAGTTTAGCGAACTTAATAGAATGTAAATGATACAAAAAAGACTCAAAAGTTAGCTAAAGATAGAGAGGACTTAGGAGCTGCTCAAGAAGTTTACGAATACTTGAAGCAGAATCCAAACCTTGTACAACAGCTTCAAACAGCAGATACAGAGGGCGTTGTTAACAAAGAGATTTTGTCAAAAACAACACCAGATAACGATATGTTGAAAGAAGTTTGGTATAAACAACGAAGCATGGAAATTGACCGTCAAGTTGCAGACATCAAGTCAAAATATGGAGTCGAAATCGATGAGGTTGCATTGTTTAACAAAGCAAACGAGTTAAGAACAGAAGATTTAGATTTTGTATATAGGGCAATGTCATTTGATAATAAAAAAACTGATGAGTCAGCGTTAATAGAACGTGCGAAAGCTGAACTTCGTGCAGAGTTGGAAAACCAAACTAAAGCAACAAGTACTATTGTTACTCCTACAAAGCCAAATACTGTACCTAATGTAGTAGCCCAATTAACTGAGAAAGAAAAACGAGTAGCAGTTGGT